ACCAATCATAATTGGCACTTGACAGGGAATATGGCTCATGGTAAAACAGATCATAGATCAGCCTTGCATCTAGCAGCACGATCTTTAATAACAAATAATTTTCCAACTTTACAAATTTTAGAAGAAGTGCCTATTCCTCTCAAAAAGAGTGAGACACTATTCTTGGATTTTTATTTGCCGTTGAAGAAACTATGTTTTGAAGTGCATGGTGAGCAACACTATAAATTTGTTCCATTCTATCACTCTAATCTGTTAAACTTTTTAAAATCTCAAAAAAGAGATAGAGAAAAACAAGAATGGTGTGAATTGAATGGTATTAAGTATATAGTATTAGCTTTTGATGAAGAACAAGACATATGGAACGAAAGAATTAAAAATGCATAAAACATCTAAAGAAGAAATTAAATATTGGGATGATGTTCTAGACGAGTATGAGAATTCTATTGGTCTATCGCCATATCAGAACGATGCACTATCCTCTGATGAATTAAATCAATATCTGACCATGAATAGAGATGTTATTGAAAAATTAAGCCCAGAAGATTGTGCTCAAATTGCTTATCGATTAGGTCAATTCTCTTTTCATATTCAAAGAACAATTAATAGAGAAATAGCACGCTACAATTGGGCCGAAGAAACTATTAAAGAAACCATAGCAGATGAAATTAATAATTATAAAGGATATGGATATGTGGAAAAATCTGGCCAAGCTATTAAACACAATGACAAAGCCACGTCCTTGAATAATATAAAGAAGTATGCTAAACAAAGATCTGATAGACTATCTTATTTAGCCAATGGCATTAAGAATTTATCTGATATTATACTTTCTGTACAAAAGACAAAGGTGAAACATGGGTCTTGATAATGATGATATCAAAGCTTTAATAGCTATTCTACAAAAGGGTCTGAGTGATGATGTTCAGGAAGAATCATCTAAGCCCAAAAAGAAAACTAAGTCTACAAAAACAAAAAATATAAAATCAGTCGAAACGGTTAAAGAAAATAAATTTGATGATATGCCAGAAGCAAGAATGCATAAAGAAGATACTGCTATTGATAGAAAATTAGCAAAGATAGCACCGGTGCCAAGAAATAGACCATACACCCCCATCACAATACAATGTAGGGTGTGTGGCAAAAAAGAGTCCATTTGCCCCTCATTGGTCGAGTCGGTGGAAAGATATAAGTGTAACAAATGCTCATCATCCGCAGGATAAAAAATGATTCTATGTGACCCCGCTGCTGAAAGAGCAGTATTAGCTGGTATTTGTAAATTTGGTGAAGATGCTTATTTGGATATTGCTGATATAGTCCAAGAATCATCTTTCACTATTGATAGTAATGCTGTAATATTTAAGTGTTTAAAATCTTTGTGCGATAATGAACAGAAACCAAAGATAGATATCCCATCAATATATTCTGCCGCGCAAGAGGTTGGTGTTTCTCATATTTTAGCCAAGAAAGAAGAAACCCAACACTTAAAGGCTATTATTGATTTTCCTGTTAGTTTAGAGAATGTTCGTAAATTTGCTGCAAAAATTCGTAAACTTGAAATTGCACGACTGTTACGAAAGCAATTAGAGCAGGCGCAGGATAAGATATTAGAAATTAATGGTAGCGAACCCATAGCAAATATATTGGGTATTGCAGAAGATGCTGTGTTTAACTTTTCTTCTTTGCTAAATGATAGCGACAATAATCCTGTTCATATTGGTAAAGATATTGATCAGTATATTACAGACTTGGTGGAGAATCCTATAGATCAGATTGGTATTCCAACAGGATTTCCAGTTTATGATCAGGCTATTGGTGGTGGTTTTAGAAAGGGTACTGTTAATGTAATAGCAGCAAGACCCAAAACTGGTAAAACTCTTTTAGCAGATAATATCGGCCATAATATTGCTAAACTTGGTATTCCTGTTTTAAATATGGATACTGAGATGAATGTTAAGGACCATATTAACAGAGTATTGGCAATGAAAACAGAGACAGAGATTTCCTCAATTGAAACAGGTAAATTTGCAGAATCACCGGACCAAAGGAATAAGATATTAACAGCGTCAGAAGAATTAAAATCAACTCCAATTTTTTATAAAACTATCGCAGGAAAACCATTTGAAGAACAGTTATCGTTAATGAGAAGATGGTTGGTGAAAGAAGTTGGATTAAATGACGACGGTACTGCCAAACAGTGTCTGATAGTTTATGATTATCTTAAACTTATGGATAGTGCTGGAATTAGTCAAGATATGAAAGAATATCAAGTATTAGGATTCATGATGACCGCATTACATAATTTTGCGGTTAGGTATCAGATTCCAATCCTGGCTTTTGTACAATTAAACAGAGATGGTATCACTAAAGAAAGCACAGATACCGCTAGTGGTTCTGATAGAATTATTTGGTTATGTAGTAACTTTAGTATTTTTAAGAGAAAAGCAGATGAGGAAATTGCTGAGGATGGTCCAACTAATGGTAATAGAAAGTTATTGCCACTAGTTAGCCGTCATGGTGGTGGATTAGATGACAATGATTATATCAATTGTCATATGAAGGGCTGGTGTGCAAAAATTAGCGAAGGTAAAACAAGATTAGAGTTAATGAATAACAATAAAATTGGAGATGAAGGATTTATAGTAGATGAAAACAATGACAACCAAGAAATCCCATTTGAATGATCAGGCAAAATTAAAAATAGTTTGTGATGAGGTATGTGATAATATCGAATCACTTCTAGATAATTTTGGCCTAGATTATAAAAATAACGGTAAAATGATAACGATGGCTTGTCCCATTCATGATGGGGATAATGCATCAGCATTAAATTTATATCCAGAGGGTGATACATATCGTGGTAATTGGAAATGCAGAACTCATAATTGTGAAAAGATTTTTAAAGGATCTATTTTAGGTTTTATCCGTGGTATTATTTCTAACCAAAAATATGGATGGAAAAAAGATGGAGATGAATCATGTTCATTTAAAGAAGCTGTAGAATATGCTTTAAATTTAATTAATAAAGATATTAGTAATATCAAAATTTCTAGAGTTGATAGAGATAAAAAACAATTTACAAGCATGGTTGGTTATTTAAATAATAATAGTCAACCAGAGTTGCCTCAAATCACAAGATCACAAATTGTTAAATCTTTAAATATACCGGCACAATATTTTATTAATAGAAAATATAGTCCAACTATTTTAGAAAAATACGATATTGGCCTATGTTCTTCACCAAATAAAGAAATGACAAATCGTGTTGTGGTACCGATTTATGATAACAATTATAAGTTTATGGTAGGATGCACTGGACGAAGCATTTATGAAAAATGCAATACTTGCAAGGGGTTTCATGATCCTAATAACTCATGCCCACATAGCGATGACATATGGAAATATTGTAAATGGAAGCATAATAAAGATTTTAAGAGCCAGAATCATCTTTACAATTTTTGGTTTGCTAAAGAACATATATTAAAGAATGGAGTCGCTATTATAGTTGAAAGTCCTGGTAATGTATGGAGACTTGAAGAAAATGGAATTCATAATAGTGTTGCTATGTTTGGATGTTCTTTGAGTGATCGTCAAAAAATACTATTAGATTCTTCAGGAGCGATGAGTTTAGTAATTCTAACAGATAATGATGATGCTGGAAGAAAAGCTGCTGAACAAATCAAACAGAAGTGTCAGAATACCTATAGAATATTTATTCCACATATTAGCAAACCAGATATTGGTGAAATGAATAGCGAAGAAATACATAACGAAATTATACCTTACTTAAAGAAGATATCATGACCAAAATCATAGCATTTGCTGGCAGAAAACAATCTGGTAAAACAACTTGTTCAGAATATATAACTAGTCTTTGTGGACATCTTCAAACAAAAATCTATAACTTCGCAGACCCACTCAAACAAGATATCTGTATAAATATATTAGGACTGTCTCATGAACAATGTTATGGTTCTGATTTAGATAAAAATACTCTAACACACATTCAGTGGGGTGGTCATTATTTGACCGCCAGAGAAGTCATGCAAGTGGTTGGTACTGATATATTAAGAACTATGTATAATAATGTTTGGGTAAATGCTACGATTAATAAAATTATGAGAGAACACCTAGATTTGGCTATTATTGCAGATTGTAGGTTTCCCAACGAGGTTGAGTCTATTAAAAGTGCTGGCGGCTTAGTTATAAAATTAAATAGAAATCCATATAATTCGGATCATGCTAGCGAGATCGCTTTAGATGCTAATAATTATCCGCAATCAAACTTTGATCTTGTATTGAATAATAATATTATGACCATAGATGAACAAAATAATGAAGTTTATAATTTCTTAAAAAAGAAAGCTATTTTGCCATGAAAGCATTTATTACGGGCATTACTGGTCAAGACGGCTCTTATTTAGCTGAATTATTATTAAATAAAGGATATGAAGTTCATGGTATTATAAGACGAACTAGTAATTTCCCAACAACACGAATTGATCATATTCATAAAGACTTAAATCTATATTATGGTGATGTGACAGACAGTAGTTGTTTATCTAGAATGATTAGACAAATTTTACCGGATGAAATCTATAACTTGGCAGCACAGAGTCATGTCAAGGTTAGTTTCCAAGAGCCTGTCTACACATCTAATTCTGTATCAATAGGCACATTAAATATATTAGAAATAATTAGAGATATTAAAGAGGATTTAGATAAATCTATCAGATTTTATCAGGCATCGAGTTCTGAGATGTTTGGTAAAGTATATGAAACTCCACAAAAAGAAACAACACCATTTTATCCAAGATCACCATATGGGGTTGCTAAACTATATGGCCACTGGATCACAGTCAATTATAGAGAAAGTTATAATATATTTGGATGTAGTGGTATACTATTTAATCATGAGAGTCCAAGACGAGGCGAAACTTTTGTCACTAGAAAAATTACCAGAGCAGCAACTAGGATAAAATTAGGATTACAAAATAAATTACTGTTAGGGAATTTAGATGCTAAACGAGATTGGGGATATGCTAAAGATTATGTTGAGGCTATGTGGATGATGCTACAAAAAGAAACTCCAGAGGATTATGTTATATCTACCGGCGAGACGCATTCTGTAAGAGAGTTTTGTGAATTAGCATTTAATGAATTGGGTTTAAATTATCGTGACTTTGTTTCTATAGATCCCATTTATTATAGACCATCAGAAGTTGATCTTCTGTTAGGTGATTCACATAAGGCAAAAACACAATTAGGGTGGACGCCACAAACATCATTCAATGATCTCATTAGAATTATGATTGAAAATGATTTACAATTAGCAGAAAAGGAAAAATTCTATGCTTCAAGATAAGGTTATAGTTACTGGTGGTGCTGGCTTTCTTGGTCAATCAGTTGTTAAAAAACTATTAGAAGCAGGATTTGATCCGTCAAAAATAGTAGTACCAAGAAAAGCAGATATTGATCTGACAAAAGAAGCGAATGTAATTAAACTATATGAAGATCATAAGCCAGATATAGTAGTACATTTAGCGGCAGAAGTTGGTGGTATTGGTGCTAACATGGAGAATCCAGGTAGATTTTTTTATGCTAATATGAGCATGGGATTGAATCTTGTAGAACAAGCAAGAATTCATAATATTAAGAAATTTGTATTTGTTGGTACAGCATGTGCTTATCCTAAATTTTGTCCATCGCCGTTTAAAGAAGAAGACTTATGGAATGGATATCCCGAAGAAACTAATGCCCCATATGGAGTTGCCAAAAAGGCTATCTATTTGATGTTGGAAGCTTATCAACAACAATATGGATTGAAGAGTGCGGTATTAATCCCTGTTAATCTTTATGGTCCAAATGATAATTTTAATCCAGCATCATCTCATGTTGTACCCGCATTAATCAGAAAGTGTGTTGCCGCTAAGAATAATAAAGAACCATTTATAGAATGTTGGGGAACTGGTTCTGCCACACGAGATTTCTTATATGTTGACGATGCTGCTAATGGCATTATTGAGGCTGTTCTTAAAATAGATTCTCCAATACCAATTAATTTGGGGAGTGGTTCGGAGATTCGTATTAAAGATTTAATTGATAAAATTGTTAAGTATTGTGAATATGATGGTGAAGTTAGATGGAATTCATCTAAACCAGACGGTCAGCCCAGAAGATTGCTAGATATTTCTAAAGCAAAAGAATTGTTGGGTTGGGAACCAAAACAAAATTTTGATGATGGCTTACGACAGACCGTTGAGTGGTATAAAAACAACATAGAGAATTGTAGATGATCATAACTTATTTACGCAGTAGTTCCTATGGCACACATAGCATGTGTCCTCAACAATATTTTTTTGACTATGTATTAGGATGGAAAAGTCCATCCAATAAAAAAGCAGATAAAGGAACTATCTGTCATAAAGTATTAGAAATATTGGCCTATATTAAATTATATTCTCAGAATAATAAACTAGTTTATACTGATGATATCTTGGGTGATATTAATATTAATGATTATAATATTGATAGTATCACAGAAAGGGTCTATAAATACTATACAGCCCAGTTTAAACATCATGAATGGGAAGTAAAAGATTATAAAGACTGCCACAAATGGGTTCATAAGGCGCTAATAGACCATAATGGATCGTTTGATCCACGCTCACGAGACATTCTGCAACCAGAACAAAGGTTTGATATTGTTATTAAAAAACCTTGGGCAAAGTATAATTATAAAACTAATACAGAAAATTTAGACGGGTATTTGGCCATTAAGGGTACAATTGACCTAATTACTAAAGTAAATGATAATACCATAGAGATTATAGACTGGAAAACTGGCAAAAGATTAGATTGGGCAACTGGCCAAGAAAAAACTCTCGCCAAATTACAGGATGATCCTCAGTTAAGAATTTATCATTATGCTGTTAGTCAACTATATCCTGATATAGACCATATCATGGTTAGTATTAATTTTATTAATGATGGTGGTGCTTTTACTATCTGTTATGATAAAAGCGATCTTCCAAAAACAGAAAATATGATTAGACAAAAATTTGAGACGATCAAAAATACAAAAATACCACAGTTAAATAAATCTTGGAAATGTAGCAAGTTATGTCATTATGGTAAAACAACATTTGAAGGAACTAATATTCTACCAATTGTTGAATATAGAGATGGGCAATTATGCAATCTTGGACAAAACATGACAAAATGTGAACAAGTTAAACACGATATAGGTATAAAAGGTGTTGACAATGTTGTTGACGAGTATACTGTTCCGGGCTATACTGTAGGTATGTACAAACCTCCGGGAAGCGCCGAATGAACTACATACCTCTACACTGTCATAGTATGTTCAGTTTATTGGATGGATTATCCAAACCTGAACAAATGGCAGAACGCTGTAAATCTATTAATGCTACAGCGTGTGCTCTAACGGATCATGGTAATATTGCTGGTGCTGTTAAGTTTTATTCCGCGATGAAAAAGGCTGGTATAAAACCAATACTTGGATGCGAACTTTACATTTGTGAACAAGATCCATCCATACAAGAAAAAGAAAATAGAAATCTTAGTCACTTTCTCGTTCTTGCACAAAATTATAATGGATGGCAAGATCTTATTAAGATCGTATCAGAATCTAATAAACCAGAATATTATTACCATAAGCCAAGACTCAATTTAGAAAAATTATCAGAATTAAATAGTGGTAATCTTATTGCTATAACTGGTCATTTAGGATCCACATTAGCAGATGCTATTCTGGATAATTATCAATTAAAGAGCGATTGGAAAGAACTTGGTATTCAGCATATCAACAAAATCAAAACATTATTTAATAATAAAGTATTTCTTGAAGCTCAATTAATCGATGTCGAAAATCTTCCTGTCCAAAAAATTCTCACAGACGCTATTAGGATTCTTGGAAAAGAAACCAATACATATGTAATATGCACTCCCGATGCACATTACTGCAATAGAGAAGATGCTATAGATCAAAGAATATTATTATGTAATAATCTTAAAACAACATTTCCAGATATTAGTCGTAAAATTAGTAATGATGAAGAAGTGCCTATGGGGTGTTTTTTCACATCAGATAATTATCATATTCCATCTCAAGAGGAGATGACAGCATTACATACTGAAACAGAAATTAAGAATACCAATTATGTGGCCAATTTGGTTGAAGATTATGATATTCTCAGCAAGCCCAATCTGCCTCCATTTGAATGTCCAAAAGGATATAATCCAGACGAATATCTAAGACAACTATGTAGAGATGGTTGGAGAGATAAAATTGCTGATAATATTCCTAAAGAAGATCAACAGATTTATGTGGATCGTATTAAGTATGAATTAGAAGTATTACAAGGCGCTGGGTTAAGTAGTTACTTTCTTATTGTACAAGATATAGTGAACTATGTGAGAAAACATGGGTGGTTGCCAGGACCGGGTCGTGGTAGTGCTGCTGGTTGTCTGGTTTCATATTTGATTGGAATTACCAGTATTGATCCTATTAAATATAATTTATTATTTGATAGATTTTATAATTCTGGTCGAAATACAGCAGATAGAATCTCCATGCCAGATATTGATGTTGACGTTCCAATTAATAAGCGTGAAGTTATTATCGATTATATTAAAAATAAATATGGTCATGATAAAGTATCTCAAATGGTAACTTTTAATACCATCAAAGGACGAGGCGCATTAAAAGATGTATTAAGAGTTTATGGCAATATATCATTTGAAGAGATGAACAGAATAACAAAAAATATTCCTGATGAAGCTAAAATTGCTGATGAACTTCAAGAAATGAAAGAAGAAACAGGAGAATCTTCTATTATCAGATGGGCATTAGAAAATAATGTTGACAAACTTAAAGAATGGTGCTATATTGATGATAATGGAGAATTACAGGGTCCATTAGCAAAAAGATTTGAGCAAGCCATTCGTCTCGAAGGAACCAAATCGAATCAGTCTAAACATGCTGCTGGAATTGCCATTAGTGCTAGTTCATTAAATGAAATATGTCCTATGATATATGATTCTAAAAATGGTCAACCAATTGCTGGAATGGAAATGCAAGATTTAGAATCTATTGGGATTATTAAATTTGATATTTTAGGTATTGCTATGTTAGATAAAATTATGACTATTGAAGATCTTCTTAAAGAAGGAGTTTATATATGAGTATGGTACAATTTAAAGATTTAGCTGTAGATAGCGTGTTCACCATGAATGGAATTCAGTATAAAAAAATACCAGACATTAAAATTAGTTGTTGTCGCTCTATTAATGCAACAGCAGTGGATCATCCAGATAATAAAATACAAGTACAACCCTTAACAGAAGTTGAAGTTAATGATCAACTATAATAAAATTTGTGTTTTTGATTTTGAAACAGATGGGTCCGATCCTAAAGCATGTAGTCCTGTGCAAATTGCTGCTGTTATGATAGATCCTATTCAATTAGAAATTATTCCTAATTCTACATTCAATATTAATTTTAAGCCAGAAGTATTAGAGAATAATGATAATTATGTTTATCAGACTGATATTCTAGATTTTCATTCTAAAGTAAAAGGATGCTCCAAAGAAGAAATAATGCAGGCTTGGCGAAAGTTTCCTAAACAGCAGCACTCTTGGGAGTTATTTGTTAATTACTTAGATAAGTATCATACTAGAACATCCAAGAAAAGTCAGTTTAGCGCCCCAATCGCTGCTGGATACAATATATATAGATTTGATCTTCCAATTATTGATAGGCTTAGTAATAAGTTTGGCAACACTAATAAAGAGGGGAAAACTGATATTTTCTTTCCTCGTGATGTTATTGATGTCATGAATTTAGTGTTTTATTGGTTTGAAAATAATGGCGATCTAAAAAGTTATACATTAGATACTTTAAGAGATTATGTTGGCATTTCTAAAGATGGTGCTCATGATGCTCTAAAAGATGTTATGGATACTGCAAATATTTTAATCAGATTTATGAAGTTACATCGTAGTTTATCTCATAAGATTCAATTTAAAAATTCATTTAAAAATGACTAAAAAGTTTCAATATAGTTGTGGTTGCAGTTTTGATATTATAGATAATGGGGAAACTAAAAAGATACTTTTTGAACCAAATATAGATAATATCAATCTTGAATGCTCAAGAACTTGGGATTTAATATCTGATGGTAATACTAAAGGATGTTTTCAATTAGAAAGTAGGCTAGGACGTTCTATGGCTAAAAAATTGAAGCCATCGAATATTGAAGAATTATCAGCATTAATTAGTATAATGAGGCCGGGATGTTTAGAAGCCGTTAGAGATGGTAAAACTGTAAGTAATCATTTTATTGATAAAAAGAATGGTCAAGAAAGTATTGATTATTTCCACCCATCACTAGAACCTATTCTTCATAATACTTATGGAGAAATGGTCTATCAAGAACAGGCTATGGAAATTGCTAAAGTAATTGCCGGTTTTAATCTGCAAGAAGCGGATATGTTAAGAAAAGCCATCGGCAAAAAGAAACCGGAAGAAATGGCTAAAGTTAAAGAAAAATTTATTGCTGGTACTCAAAAAACTAATATTGTTTCTTTAGAACAAGCAGAACAAATTTTCGGCTGGATCGAAAAAAGTCAAAGATATTCATTTAATAAATCTCACGCCGTCAGTTATGCAATTAACGGATATTTATCAGCGTATGCTAAAGCGCATTTCCCCAAAATTTTCTTTGCCTCATATTTAAGATTTGCCAAAGATAAAATAGATCCTCAAGCAGAAATTAAAGAATTGGTACAAAATGCCACCGAGATGGATATTGTAGTTAATACGCCAGATATTAGAAATATGAATCAATTCTTCATTTTAAAGAATAATAAGATTTATTTTGGATTAACAGATATCAAGGGTGTTGGAGCATCAGTATTTGAAAAACTGAAGAATATTATACAGGATAACCATATTGATTTAAATAATATAAATTGGTTAAATCTTTTATTCAGAGTTTTATTAAATATAAACTCAACTGCTGCTAAGGCTCTTATTGAGAGTGGGGCAACTAGTTTTATTAAACAAACTAGAAATAGTATGGTTTTTGAATATAATACTACTTCTAATCTTACTAAAAAAGAAACAGCATTTTTGATTGAAAATATAGACCATTATGATAATCTATCAAATGCTCTTAAATATCTATTAGACAATGGCAAGATTAATAAAAATAGAAGAAAAATTATTGAAGATATGATTCACAGTATATTTTCTCCACCATTTTCTTTGGAAGATACAGCAGAATGGGTATCTGATGTTGAGGATACGGCTTTAGGATGTTCTATTACTTGTGCTAAAGTTGATATGTATGATATCAGTATGACTAATACAACATGTAGAGATTTTAAGAATGGAATTAATAAAGATAATATTATACTTGGTGGCGAAATAGATTTTATCAATATTACAAAAACAAAGAGTGGAAAAACTGTTGGTTCAGAAATGGCATTTGTAACATTGTGTGACTCTACAGGATCAATCGATTCTGTGATCTTCTTTCCTGAAAAATATAAGCAATATAAAAATATTTTATTCCCAGGAAATGTGATTATAGTAAAGGGTAATAGGTCAAAAAATGGAGACAGTCTGGTTGTAGAAAATGCTTATGTTGCCAAATCTTGACACCAGCTCACAGTCGTTTATAATAAATTAACTTGGTTTTGGTTATTTTAACTTTAAGGAGATGATTATGAATATTGTTATGTTGCGTGGTAATCTAGCTCGTGATCCCGAACTTCGAGTGCTAACAATCGGTGATAAGCAGACATCAGTTGTCAACTTCACCGTTGCAACATCTCGTGAGTTTACTAAGGCTAACGGAACTCAAGATAAGGTTACCTCTTTTATTCAGTGTGAGGCTTGGGATAGTGGTGCCGAGGCTATTGCTTCATCCTTTAAGAAGGGTGATCTAGTTATGGTCGAAGGTTCACTAAGGAATGATAGTTGGGAAAAGGATGGCGTTAAGCATAGCACACTGAAGGTTCGTGTTAATAACTTTGGTAAGATTCTTAAGACCAAGAGATCAGAAAAGAATACCAAAGACACTGAAACCGTCGCATTCTAATTTAAAAGGAAAGAACCTGATAAGATATCCTTAGTAGCAACCCACTACTAGGGATATTTTATTAGGATAATACTATATGACAAAAAAAAGATTATTTATTGCTAATGATTCTAGTTTTTTAGCTAGTGGTTATGGTGTTTATGGTAAAGAACTACTAACTAGACTTCATAATTGTGGAAAATATGAAGTGGCAGAATTAGGATGTTATGCAGAAATAACTGACCCTAGGATAAAGAATATTCCATGGAAATTTTATCCTAATGCTGTGAGTGGATCAGATCCGCGGTATAATGATTATAGAAATAATGCTTTTAATCAATTTGGACTATGGAGATTTAATAGGGCAGTTTTAGATTTTAAGCCCCATATAGTATTTGATGTGCGTGATTATTGGATGTATTCTTATCAGGAAACTAGTCCATATAGAAAATATTTTAATTGGGTAATTATGCCCACAGTTGATTCTGCTCCACAAAAATATGAGTGGATTTATACTTTTGCTAATGCTGATCTTATAGTTCCATATACAGATTGGTCTAAGAAAGTATTGATTAATGAATGTGGATCAAAAATTAATCTTTTTCCCAAAATTGCTAATGCTGGTATTAATCCAAATGAATTTTATCCATTACAAAATAAAACACAGCATAAGATAAAATATTTTGGCAAAGATGTTTCGATTGTTGGTGCAGTGATGCGCAATCAGAAGAGAAAGTTATTTGCTGATATTTTATTGGCATATAAGAAATATCTTAATAGATTAAAAGAGAGTGGTCAAACAGAACTATACCAGAAATCATATCTATATTTACATACCTCATATCCAGAAGAGCAGGGTTGGGATTTTCCAGCGTTACTTGCAGAATATGAGATGCTTGATAGGGTATATTTTACCTATATTTGCAGAGGATGCAAGAACTGGTTTCCTGCTAAATTTCAAAATTCCATAACCAAGTGTAAGCATTGTGGTTCGCCAGCAGCATCTTTTTCTAATGTGGCTCATAATCTAGATACTAATGGATTAAATGAAGTATATAATTTGTTCGATTTGTTTGTTCAGTATGCTATTTGTGAAGGTTTTGGTATGCCACAGGTAGAGGCGGCATCTTGTGGTGTGCAAATTGCATCTGTAGACTATAGTGCTATGACAGAGATTGCTGAGAAATTAGATGGTATTAAAATTCCATTAGCTAGAGTTTTTAGAGAAATGGAAACTAATGCTAATAGAGTTTATCCTGATATTGATGCTACCACAAATATTATTTATGATTATATTGTAAATACAAGCGAAGAAAATAAAAAAAGACAAAGTGCTAATATTAGGGAAAAGTGTAGTTCAATATATTCATGGGATAATTGTTTTAAAGTTTGGGATGAATGCTTTGATAGTATAGATATTAAAAATAAAATGTCTTGGAATACTCCAACAGCACATCCAACCAATCACACATCTGTTACCGTTCCAGATAATCTTAATCCAGCACAGTTTGTAGAGTATATTATAGCAAATATAATAAATGAACCAAAATTAGTGAAAACCGCAATGTCTCAAAATCTTATTAGAGATATGGGTAGTATTCTAGTAGCTAGAAATAATATGATACAAAGTATAGATCATAACCATGCTTTACAGGTTTTAAATCAATTACTCAATGAGAAAATGAATTATGAGCATATGAGAGTCAATGAAAGTTCTATACCAAGGGAAGATTTTCTAGGATGAATGAAATAAAAACAATACATACAGTATGTAAACATTGTGTTTTTAGTATATTTGATAATAATACTCAAACAGGTTGTTTCACCAAGTATCTAGATAGATATCGTGATAATCATGAAGAGATACTAGAAGTATTTGACGATAATAAAGAATTCTATGTAATTAATAATAAAAAATGTTTAGGATATAGAGAAAAATCTTGGTTTGATCAATTTAATATGTTAAACTCAAGTATAGAAGAAAAATTTGAAAAAATTAAGAAAGAGACTAAATTACAGTATTTACTAGTCATTGATCTACAACAATATAATTTAGAAGATCTTGATGATTTAGAGTCTCAATTAAAAGCTTTAGAAACTAGTCCAAGTAAAATTATATTTATAAGATATGATAATAATACAATCCATTCGTTTGAAAGATTAGATCAGATATTAAAATCTTGTGATCTTCATTGTCCATGGCGTATACAAAGTATGCTAGATTATTCTTTATCATATGATGAAATTTTACACACGATTATTTTTATTGAAAATAAATATAGATTTATTTTATCTGTATATAAACCTTATAAAAGTATAAATAATATTATTGTGAAAGCTAATAAAATTGTATTTGAGAATTTAGGACAATTTAATGTAATATCAGATGATAATAAATCCTGTTTGCTTTTTAGTGGTGGGATTTATAGATATTGTGCTTTTCATGAACATAAGGATATTTTAAAAGATTTTTCTAATCATATTATAGTATGAATTTTATTATATTAGGTGATAAATATCAAAAAGGCATGAAGTCAAAGGGTTGTGTTGGATTAATTAAAGTTAATAAAACACAAAACATCTTTGAGAATCAATACAAAATAATAAAAGCATTTTATCCATCAGCTAATATTATTTATATTCATGGTTTTGAATCTAAGAAATTTACTAATTTTTTAAGCAAAAATCAATACTCAAATATTAAGCATTATTATAATGACAAATATGAAACCAACAATCAAACCTTTAGTCTGAGTCTTGCACAAGAATTTTTAAATAATGATTGTTTTATAATATTTGGAGATACTATTCTCAGTAAGAGTGTTTTTAATAAATTTAATAACAAATTAGGATCTCAGATTTTTATAACAAATGATTCATCAAACGAGATTGGCTGCATAATAAATGATAATATTGTAGAAAATATATCTTTTGATCTTGATAATACACTTAGCAACATTTACTATATAAGTAAAGATGCGGCCTATTTGTTGGCTTCATTAGTTTCAGATAAAAAGCACTATAATAGTTTTATCTTTGAAATGATTAATAAAATAATAGATATTGGTATATGTTTTAAGCCTCACTATTTAAATAAAAAAATCTCATTATCTAGAAAGTAATTATGATACCTACCACAGAAAAATTTGCGATATATACTAATCAACTAAATCCTAGAATAGTAGAGCAAGTAAGGACTTTTATTATTAGTAAATAT